CTGAATATCCCGACATTATAAACTCAGTTAACGATATTCTTTCAACTATTATGGTATCAGAATGACGATTTATATAATATGATTTCTTAATACTCATATCTTTCTTTATTTTTCCCATTGATGAAAAATTCCTTTATTGGATCATATTCAGAATCAATTTCATTTGCGATTGCCCACCAACAAACCAATCCTGTTATGGTTAATGTTATAAAGAATGTTGTCCATTTAGCCCATGTCGGGGGTTCCACAGTAACGTATGAAAATTCTTTGAAATTTTTTATCTTGTATTCCTTTTCAACTTGGCTCCAAACAGATTCCGCGATATAATCAGGTTTGAATTTTTTATGGCACATAATCATTTCCCTTACGTCAGGAATAATCTGTCTTGCAGGAGACCAACTAAAAGGTCTAACCCATTGGAGTTCCTTTGTCTTGCTACTTAATCCGACACAGACTACAAGTTCGTTAGCATTTCCTCCGTCCCAATAAGCCTCTTGCATATTAGCTGCTAAAGATTGTTGATCGGTAAAGAATAGAAAATAGATCCTTGCATGTTTTCTTACCCCAAGATATCCATTTAGAAATTTTGCCCATTGCTTCATCGTATCTGATTCCTGACTGGTCATCCATTTAACTTTGTCTAATCCAAGTACTGTTTCTTGCTGATATTTTTTTACCTCTGGGTAATCAAATAGACAGTATTTCTTAACTTCATCTTCGGTAACTTCAGGATAATCAAATGCTGTGTGTGCAGCTTGAACTCTGTTTTCGTACCAGTGATCAGTTGTTGTTGCTTCTGCGGTCATTGGATCTTTATTCCAATTTATTCTGTACATGTCACCATCTTTACCGCAGCCAAATCCTCCATCGTCTATATCTCTATTCAGTTCGACAAACTCTGGTGTGTCTTTCCATTTCTTAACTAGAAAATCATAGAATTCTTTAGATGCTTCATATTCATTTCCTAGTGAGTTTACTACTGTCCAATGCTTAGGATTTTCGTCGCAATATGAACAATCATAATGTACCGTTGTTGTGCAGTTCTCACCACAGCTTATCGTTCTTGTACAAGTTCTATGTACATACGTTTCCCAGTATTCGTAATATCTCGCTTCAACGATAAGTGATCCGTGATATTCTGTATCATTAACCCTTACTTTCTCAACAGTTAATTTAAAGATCGAAATAAAGATAAAGCAAACGATTAAAGGAATAACGCCTTCCCACCAGGCCATATATTTCGGGAACCATTTCAGCATCACTAATGCTGCTACGATTGGGATGAGTAAATAAAACCAGATTGACATATTTTTTAGTTTTTTTATAATTAAAATACGCTTACGTCGTTATCCTTACCTGATTGAATAACACCATCAGTTTTATCTGATGTAATCGGTTTATATGACAATTTACTTCTTCCGAACATAGATAAAATAAATCCAGATGGGAATTTTGACATTATATTATCATGTTCTAAAACGATACCCTGTATCATTTTTTCTTCCATAAAGAATCCGTCTCTTTGCCCTTCTATTGCACGACTAAGATCAGCATATAAAGAAGATACCGTTTCATAATTAGAATTAGGATTACTCTCCTGAACCCATTTCATAAATACTCCTTGAGCATCTTTACGCCCCGCCATAATGCTATTGATATTCTTAGTGAAAGAACTGTCGTTCTTGATTGCAATCTGAGATTTCTGTGATATGGTTTTCCACATCTTATCATAGAAAGCAGTACGCTCGTCCATTTTCTGTTTAAAGCGATTTCTTAAATCTACTTCATCGTTTGAAGTTGATATCACACTGAAGAATATTCCAATGAACATGAATGCAATTAATGCAATAATTGAATACTTAATGATTTTACTTGTTTCCATTTTTTATTTTATAGACGCAAATCTAAGTAATAATCCCGACATAAAAAAAATAAATTAACACTTTATCCGGATTATTTGTTTGATAATCACATATAACCATCATAAATTAATTAGGATGAAGGAGAATCAGGAGTCAAGTTTAGTTTCAGTCATAGGTGCACCGAGTTCGGGTAAATCAACATTAGCAACATCTATACATCACGGATTAAAAATATCTAAAAGAAACTCCATATTCGTTGGTGAAGCAGCCACAGATTATATTGCAGAATGGGGAATACCAAATACACCGACAGATCAGATTATAATATTTTATAAACAGCTAGGAAGAGAAAGAATGTATGTTGGATCTAAGGAGTTTATAATCTGTGATTCTAGTTCTATTCTGAATTACTTCTACTTTAGATCTTTATTCAGCACTAAGCTAAGTCTGAAGGATATAGCAACGATAAACCATTTGCAGAAAGAGATACTGAAGTCTTTAAACCAATGGAACAAAATATATTACGTTCCTCCTTTTCTTGAGGAGGATGACCAGAACGATGGCATAAGGTATCACAACAAAGAGGAGATAATTAAATTGGATTTAATGATAAAGAATTACCTTGATCTGGAAAGAATTCAATATACTGATTTGTCGAATATACCAATTCGTGAAAGGGATCAGTGGGTTCTTGCAGATCTTACTAAAAGCAATAAGTAACTAGAAAACTGGTATAATAGCCCAGGGCTCAGCAGGTAGCCAATATTGGGCATCAGCAATAACATTTGACATTTGCTGTACATTTATACTATTTCTCCAATTAGGAGTTTTATTCTTATTTAGTGCTATATTAAATCCACTCATGCCAACCCATTTCTCTAGGTATTCGTATGTAGGCATAGCTTTTTTATATGATAGCTTATTGTCTTTATATCCGACGATGTAAATCTCATCGTATAAATTAGCCATATAAACAGGCATTCCTGCCTTGTCACCCATTTTTGCTCTTGGTAATTCTCTCACATATTTAACAGGCATGAGAAAAACGTAGCTTTTATTCTCTTTGTCTTTCTGAGGCTTGCCCTTAATAAAAACCCATCCGCCTTGTGTCCAAGATAGTGTGCTTTCGTTTAGCCAGCTTTGGTATTCTAATAAGTTTTCCACACCTTATATATCAATTCTATAAGATATATAACATAAAAACCAAACTTACTATGAAAAAATTCTTTACAGATCTTCTTTCAGGACAAAGCGACACATCCAGTAAAAGATTTGCTGCTCTTTTTACACTTTTTAACATTATAGCTATAACATGGGTGGCTACTATTAAAGCTAAAGACTTTGTTACACCCGAATTTATGTATGATTCATTAGCATTAATATCAGGTGGTGGATTAGGATTAACCGTGATAGAAAAAATATTTTCGTCTAAAAAAACAGGAAAAACTGACGATCTTACAAAAAATGATATATAAAACAAATAATTTAAAAAAAATAATACAAAATGGAAAACCTATTAGAATTTGATACATTTAGCCCACAAACTGCAGGTAATGCACCAGCAGGAGCAGAGGTAGCACCGCCAGTTTTCGGTGCTATTGATTTTAGTATGTCTGGAGTTTCTGATGATGCTATGAAGCTTATAGCTGGACTTATGGCTCAATCAGTATTAGCATCAGGAGAAGCAGAGAAGATTGCTAAAATGTCAGATACAGATCCAAATGCAGCAGCATCTTATTTGCAAAAGAAAGTGGAGGGAATACTAATGGGTGTACCTGCGTTAACTCCGGCATTTGTTCAATCTATGAAATCCCAATCATCTAATATTTCTAAGGTGATGGTTCAATCAATCCCTGGATTACTTGGAAGTCTAACCGACAAAGACATTGAAGCAAACGAATTAAAACCAGACACATCTAAAGCATCTTTCCTAAACAAGCTTAGTGGATTTTTTGCCGATGATCAAAAAACACAATCACTATGAGAAGTATAACATCATTTGATAATTTTAAAAATAACCTTAACGAGGAAACCGAGATTAGCACTATTTGGTATACCAAAGACGATGTTGAAAACGCATTTCTTAGTATTAAAGATGACCTTAGCGATTATTATTCTATAAACACTAACGATACTAACATATCGCTTGACTGGAATATAGACAGTTATGGTGATCTTAAAGTCGAATGTCTTATTGATACCATAGAATTTAATTTTGACAATTCTTCATTCACTAGAGATCTTATAAGAAACCTATCGCACGATTCGGATTCAAAGGGGCCAACTTTCAGCAAAGAGGAGATAAAAAGAGCAATATCAGAGGCAGACTATGATGCGGTTTTTATAGAAAATATTGAGTTAGATTCGAGTAATATTGCTACTAACATATCAGTAAATCAGAATAGACGTTCAACAGAACTTACTGTAACTGGAGAAATAGATGAGGATTCTGTTAATATGAGTCAATCTATTATAGATACCGACGAAATATTAGAGAAAATAGTAGAAGAACTTTACGCTTCAGTTGCTAAGAGAATTGATTACACATAAAAAACACCATGAAAAGAATTAAATTATTTGAGTCGTTTATAAAGGAAACCGCAATAACCCTACAGGATCCAAGCACAGCAGGAGAGGTTTTTGCTGGTGTGTTAGCAGGAAACAAAGGATCTAAGGAAACTCCAAAAGGTTCTAATACAGGATCTATGGTCAATCAATATTTATCTTCGGTTGGTCTTAAGCCTGGATTACCGTGGTGTGCAGCTTTTGTTTATTATATTTTTGATCAAGTTACCAAGAGACTTGGTGTTAAAAACCATTTGCCTAAGACTGGAGGTGTAATGAATATGTGGAATACCTCAGACCCCGCTTTGAGAATAAGCATAGGAGAAGCTAAAGCAAATCCATCCTTAATAAAGCCAGGACAAATTTTCATCATGTCAAGGCCAGGAAAGAATTTAGGCCACACTGGAATAGTCATAGAGGTTGATGCTAACAAAAGAGAATTCGTAGCGATAGAGGGTAACACAAACGATCAGCAATCAGGTGAGGGTGATAGAGTTGGTGTCAATAGAAGAAAGCTTGATAAATTACCACTAATTGGATTTATAGATTACTTCAAAGGAGCTAGAACTCCTGAGTTCGAAAAGGATATTATGTCTGTAATAGGCAAAAGTAGAATCCCGGTATTACCTTTAAATGATGTTCCTTCTGATGCTGTTGTTACGGGATACGAGGAGAATAACGGAGATATTAAAGCAGATGCCAAAGCGAAGCCAGCTGGATTTATTGCTAATATGTTATCCGGATTATCACAAACGTTAGGTGGATTAGCTGAACCTGATGAAATAGAAGCTCAATTATCTAAACTTAGGTAATCTTAATAACTTCTTTATTTTTTATTCCACCTAAAGTCCTTCTTCTTCCATAAGGTTCGTTGGCTTCGTCTACTAGCCAAACGTAAGTTTTATTATAGACCTTTTCGTCTATTAGATATTTTATACCATCTATCTGGTAGATGTGAGTTAATTCTAGCTCAATTGGTTTTTTCTTTCTATTATGCATCTTGATTTTTTTTAATTTCCGGACATATCTCTTCAATTTCATCTCCTTCCATGCCAAATCTTTCCTTTAGCATATTTGATATTGATAAAGCTCCTCCCGTATATTCAACTAAAGGCCATTTATTTTCACCCTTACTTTCTAGTATTTTATGAGATATAGAATACTCGTCTAGATATTCAAAGAAAGATTTGTCAAACTCTTCATTTTCTCCTAGAATGGTTTCTGTAGTTACCGTAACGAAGTTAAAATTCATATTCTATTTTCTTTTCTTAGCAATTTTATATACCTGTATAGATCCAACTTGTATGTGTGATTTTGATTTGAACGTGCTGTCCAAGTTGGTTGTGTTTATCCAAACAGGAGAACCTTCTTCAGTGACGTTTCTTGCTGGTAATCTTTCTGATCTGATTACAATGTGAGTATCTACTGTAATATCAAAAGTGTCAGTACCTGAAACTATAAATTTCTCGTTAATCTCTCTATCTATCGATTTCCCAGTTTTCAACACACAGGAGGTCAACAAAAGACATAATGTGATTGTTGTAAAAAATATTCTATTCCTCATTGATTTATTATTTTTAAAAGGGTTGATCTAATGCTAGTGCCATCATGTGGGTTTCCCTTGCACCCCATTCTGATAGAACGTTCGAAAATTGATTTCTTGATAGACCATTTATAAAATATGATTTTTCTTCTATAATATGCTTAGACGAATCCTCTGGCTCATTAAGATCATTAATTTCATAGAAGTATCCTAAAGCATGGTCGTAACCGTACACTAATTGTTTGTTGCCTTTTGTGATGCTGTATCTGCTCATTATATTGGATTGTTAAAGTAAGTAATTTTTTTATCTTTCATCATTTTTTTGATTTCCTTAGAAGTTTCTTTAACGTCGTATTTATTTCCACTGAATGTTTTGATGACAGTGTATGAATTTTTTTCGTCTTCTGTTCTCTTAATGCTTTCTATGTACATAGAGTTTATCTCTATTTTTTTGTTTTTCCCGAATGCAAGTTCGAGTTCAATAAAATGATTCATTGTTAATAATTTCTACAATATTAATAAATAATCTCGGAATAAAAAAATAAAAAAAGGAAAACTTTTTATGTTCTCCCTTTTATTTTTATTTCTTAAAGATCTTGTTTATAAGATGTGTTATTATATTATGCGGTTTTTCTGTTATCTCGAACGTTAGAAACTTTAGATGTGCTTTATCCGTCGCAACCAAAGCCGTTTTTTGTGACAACTGTATTGTTTTATATTCCATAAAATCAGCAGGTGAGACCGTGTCGAATACTTCGAATTCCGGATCCATGTATACGTGATAAATACCCTCCTCGCTTTCGTGCGTGTCTGATCCCATTATAATTCTTTGATCTGTAAAAGCCATGCTAGGATCTATCAGAACAGTAAATCTTCCTCCTAATTTTCCTGCCGAATGTATAATGCCTAGACTTTGATCTATGTTAGGCTGATTTGGATCATTATATACGAATTGAGGCAGGTTTATAATTCTAGCTGCCATACCCCGAGAAACAATTATAAAAGTAGCACATCTTCTTCCCGTTCTAGTTTTTGAAGCTATAAGTGAGGATAATGTAACCATTTTTTGGAATAAAAGATCAGGATGTTTTATTCTTACTTTTGGCGTGTACCCCAACCAATTATGAAAGAACATTTGTGATTTGGTGTAAAGTTCTTTGTAGCCATGTTCACCAGCAAAAATTATTATATCTCTTATAAGTTTTTGTTGGAGCATCAAGCTTTCATTCTCTAATGATAATTTAATCATATCTACCGCATTAAACGTGGGGACATTGTGAAGTTTTTCTGTGTCCATAATTTGTTTGTGACTAATTTTAGCATTAACACGATAAGTCTCTAGTTGAACATGCTTTCTCGATGGGGTTAATGCGATTCGATCCGCACTACTCTCACCGTTATTGGCCTCTAGGTACGTGATTTCAGCAAATGGTACTTCTACCTTCTTCGAGAAGATCCTTTTTTTAATTTCCTTCATGTTGATTTATTTTTGTTTTAAGTGGTCCTTTGAATTAGGCTTTATTACTTTTGTCATTGTTATTTAGTTACAGATTATTTAATTTTTCTCTAATTTCCGTTAATGATGTTTGGCTATGGAACTGACCGTTCTCGTAGATTGTTTATAGAATACCCTGACCCTCTTGTTCCCAAGTACATTATGTTAGTACCTCGTGATCTTCGGCCACACAGATTAAAAATTCCAAAGACTTCTTGGTACTGTCATATTAAAAATGGTAATTAAATATTTTGCACTCTGGGTTTAGTTTCGATAGGTCTGGAAACCCCACATCGCCTATCTGGTTATCATCTATGTGTGAGATGTGTAACTCAGTGAAGTACGGTGCATATTTCTCATATGTTTTTTTACCACCTATACACCAATTTGGTGTGAGGTTAATTTTATCTCTCTCATCCAATATCACCGTTCTGTTTGGTAGTTGTGGAAGTTCAGTGTAGGTATTGTAACCAACCAATAAGGTTTGGTTAAGGGTCAACTCTTTAAAGTGTTGTAGATCTTTTTTGTTCTTCCACAATAAAGAGTTGCCTTTCCCAATGAACATTAAATTATTAATAGCGATTACTGCTTTCAATTGATTATGTTTTTTTATTTATTTAGAAATCTAAGAGTAGTTTTTTAAAGATTATTTAATTTTTCTCTAATTTCCGTTAATGATGTTTGATTATGGAATTGTCCATTCTCATAAATCGTTTGAAGAATACCTTGACTCTCTTGTTCCCACGTACATTGTGTTAGTACCTCGTGGTCTTCAGTCACACAAATTAAACCTTTCAAAGATTTCTTCGTTCCATCATCAGTTACGGGATCTTTGTAGATATCGTAAGACTGATATGTTTCAATTCCTACTTCATCTATTGTTTTTACTTCAAACCAAGCTCCTTTTGCTGCAAATCCGAATGTATCTCTCGTGTTCATTTGATATGTGAATGAACCAACACCTAACACAATATTAGTCGATGCGAAACCTTTCGATTCTAATCTTTCATAGATTTCAATTTGACGGTCTAATGTAATTGAATCACCATAGATTGCTCCGATGTGAGGATCAAGAACCTTGTAACCTTGTTCGTTTACTGTTCCGCCAAAGATATCCCAAAGTAATTCAATTACTCCTTTTGCTTCAGCATCAGATGCACGATATTTTCTAGCATCAATTGGGTTTCTGTATAAAGTGTCTGGTTTTTCAAAACCACAAATAATATCCACAGGGTCTCCACTATCAGGACGAATAACCAATTTACCATTACGAGCCATGATTGCTTCTTTGTTTGCTGGTAAGTATTCTGTGATTAACTTAAAAAGGTCGAACGTGTCACTAACGATTGATAAGATTCCAGTAGGAAAATCTGTTAACCAATCAGCAATCATTTGCTGTTCACCAACTGTAAAAATCTTAGTTGTAGATACTGAGTGTTCTGATGCGTTTACAGAATTAATGCAGACCTCGTTTTTAGGCTCATTATAGAAGTATCGAGCTGCTGGAATACAAACTATTGTATCAGATCCTCTAAATGACGTAGCGTGTCCTAAACCAGATGATAACATATCCCAAGGACTTAATCCACGTGCAGAGAAATCGTGGCATAAGAAAGGAATTAGCCATGCGTTATCTGGATCTGTCTTTGTTACCCACTCGACTAAATTTCTTCGGTAACATAAAGCAAGAGTTGCTGACGTTGATGGTTTCCATGCCAATGAACTAATGATAGTTTCTAAGTACAGAGTTAACCAGCCAAATCCATCAACTGTGTTGATGAAGGTCATGTGAGGTATATTTGGATTTGTTTCAATTCCTTCTGGTAAAGCCTTCACTCTAATTGGTAAATATCCTAAATCATGAAGTTCAGCGAAGTGGGTAGGATCATAGTCCATTCCTAGATACATTGACATATCGTTTCCGAATTCCATCGCTTCATTTTTAGGGAGAGCAAAAAAGTTTTCTGTGAACTCGTCATGTAACCATCTAACAGCTAATTGCTGTCCGAAAGAAACTATTTTTGTTACCCCCTTTGGAGCGTGCTTTGTGCTGCGGGGAATCCAAGTTCCGTATAAACGGGTTGTTCCTTTTGCTAGCATTTTCTTGTGACCGATTTTGTATCCATCGGTGTAGAATAAACTGTTGGCTTTAAACATATTTTTTTAATTTTTGTAAATGTAATTGATATTAACGGGTAAAAATATTCTAGAATATTTTTTCGCTATTTGTCTTTAATACTTTCGTTTCTTTTTCGGTAATCAGAAAGAGTATTTTCTAGTATCTCTTTTTCCTTCTCCTCTTTTATTTCCTGGTTTTTTATATAGAGGTTTAATCCTCCTATTATTACTAAACATAGGATAATAATAATACCTAATATTGTACTTACCATACTAAAAATCAAAAGCTTGGTTTTTCCCTTTGCCTCTTATCCTATACATAGCAAATTCTAGTATGTTGAGCGATTCGTTTAATCCTGCTCTATCATCAATAAAAACATTTGCATAAATCTTTTTATCGTTGCCATAAGGTAAATCGATTGGCGTTTTGTTGATTCCGTCAATTTCAAGACCGTTGTCTAAACAGTACTTAGTAATTTCAGGATAACGGTCCTCCTTACATGCGGTAAAGATAACAACAAATGCACCGGTTTCTTTTGCCACTTTAAGAACTTCAAACACTCGTTTGAAATCTCTGTTCTGCATTTTCCAAGGTGATATCGTATCATCGTAATCACATGCGATGATTATCTTACCATAGGTTCTCCATTCTTCTTCCAATCTTTCAAGATAAGGAAGTGACTCAGGATTCTTGTCGAAATATTCTTTCATTGTACTCATATTAAAATACGTTTAATTGTTTAACAAAATTTTTATTAACGGTATAGTCGGAATACGTTTCAGTATCGATATCCCTAACACTGTTTGTTGTGTATATACACTCAAACCATTTACTTAACTCTAATAATCCGGCACTGAAGATACCATGAGTAACAACAAGATAAATTTTACCTTGGAATTTTTCATCACTCGACCAAACATTGGACTTAATTACCTTAGTAATTTCAATGAATGTTCTACCACCATCACAGATGTCATCGAATATGAAGAAATCATCGGTTGGGTTTGTTCCGTTTAATGGTACATCGGTGTAATCAATCTTACCTGTTTCAATGTTACGGTGTTTTGATGCGATAATAACCTCACCTTTATAACCAATAGACTCAGCAACGTGGAATACTTTCTTCAATGCTCCAGCGTCAGGTGATACTATACGTACACCATCGAAATTTTTATAACTCCAAGTTTCAAATCCTTTTGATAAAAAGTAATTAGTAAGTGACCAATGAACAAGATTAACGTTATCAACCTTTTCAAAGTTATTGATACAAGCCTCAAGAACATCTGAATGTGGGTCAAGGATTGTAACTTTACTATAACCTTGTGAGTTGATAATTGGTGCAATAACGTGTTTAACGTAATTCATTCCACCTTCCATGAACTTGCGGTCACTTCTTGCTCCAATACAATAAGGAATGTATAATCTGATTTTTTGTACACCTATTTCTTTAAGTGCTTGGGTTGCACAAATAATAATTTCCAAATCACGAAAATCATTTAATCGGGATTCAATTATAATACCGTGTGGATTTTTTTTAAGTGAATCTAATGTGTCATATCCACTTTCAATCAATCTTAAAGATTGTTGCCCATCTGGGAATTTACTTATCTCATATTTGAAAGATAAGATGTCGTTTGGATTAACCAAGTTTAATGTTTCTGCCATTATTTTTATTTATTTACAAATTTTTCAAATATCTCATCCAATCTAGAATCTTTGTTAGATTCTGTTATTGTCTCACGTATCTCTTTATCTAGCCTAGATCTCTTCGAAAACTTCCACCAACTGCATTTAATAAGATCTAAAGATAATAGCTCTATCTTGTGTGTTCTCTCCTGGTAGATCTTTACCATTTCAACTATTGGATCGATAAGCTTTTCAATCTCTTCGTATGTTGGTGTATTTTTATCTGGCTGATGCTGTATCATTTTTTATTTTTGTAAATGTATATTCTATATCAGGATATATAAAAATTATTTCACGGTAATCCATGAAAATTCTTTCTTTAACAAATTATCATTAATTGGAATAAGATCCACGCTAATGACATCATTGATAATAATCTCCTTCGTCACCTCGTCAATCTTGCCCTTTATAGTGGGCATAAAAGTTGCAATTCCATCTGAAAATATTTTTAATGCTTCTTTGCCATTTCTAGTATTATTAAATTTAACAACGGCAACAATAAAATCGTCTTCGATAAATAGACGATCTATTATATGAGAATTCCGATCAAGCTTAGTTTCGTAGCTTCCGTTATCTAAAAGTGCTCCAACTAGCTCTCCCGTGAAAAATCTTTTATTATTAAGGATTTCAAATATTTTATCGACTGATCTTTTAGCGTAAATATTCCCACTAAAATTAGCAACACCTATTTCTATAAGTGGGACTTCTCTTATATCGGATTTTGATTCCATTATGTTTATCATTACAGGAATTGATTCAATATCTGTCTATTAATTAATACAGAGTCATCTTCTCCCCTTGATTTAATATCTAACGATATTGACATTCCGTAACATTTAGCCACCATTATAGTGTATCCATCTTCGTCCACTTCGCAATTAAAACTTACGAAACCCGCACCTTGACATTTTTTATTATGCCCAACCATATCTTTGTGTTGAATTGCCGCGGAGAAAACTATTGCGCTTCCCTCCACTATTACGTATTTTGTATTATTCATTTTTAAATAAGTTTTCTAAGTAAATGAACATTGGTTCCAAGTCTTTATTATCGGTGTAACGGCCAATCATCAATTCAAAGTCTTTATGTTCTTTTTGATACATTTCAAACATACGAGATTTTGTCATCTTCGAATACTGTACGTTCGCAATCCTATCACACAACTTAACAAACACCGCTCCTGGAGTTTGACGTATTCCTTCGTAGTATTTTACACCGCCACGTTCTTTTCTGTTTTTACCTTTCTCATTGGTAACTGCATAAACGATGTCTGCAACCTCTTGCCCTAAATGGTTTTTTACGTCATTATATGATACACGAGTATCTTCAATTAAGTCATGACCAAATGTTGCCATCATACAAGCATCTCTTAAAGTCACTTGAGGTCCCAGATAAGGTTCACCTTTATAATAATCTTTGGTATCATCCAAAAGATGTTGATAATCTATTCCCACTTGATTTACCATACGAAGATGGAACTCATAAGGAAGGTAAACATCATATTGATGATTAGTGTTTCTGTGTTGGTCTATACACCATTGTTTTTTGTCCATAATTTTTTATTTTTTTCATTCTATTTACACATTTCTTTTAATTCTTCCCAAGTAGGTTGGGTTCCTTCAGGTACAAAAAATTCCCAACCATCCTCATAAATTTCTTGTTGGGTGAATAAGTAATTTGGGTCGGAGTTATCAATATATTTTAACACTGGTTTACCGTCAACAACGTGAAGATAACCACTATCAAATTTACCACCATCACCTTGGAAATGGTTACAGGTTGATGAACCAGAAAGAAATGGTTCTACGTCCATTATCTCCATATATTTTTTCTTAGCATCATACCAATCTTTCACAAAGTTACCAGACTCAAACTTATGTTCGCCGTCTTTGGTGTGAAGATAAACGTTATGGTATTCAAATGTTGACGGATTTAATTCAATACGATTATCATCTTCGTCATAGTCGTGGTCACAACCACTATAATTTATTCCTATTGTTGCCATTTTTTAAATTTATATTGCAAATGTAAGATCGATTTACGGAATTAAAAAATTAATTTAAGATTTTGCAGAAAGTCTTCTTATATTTCTGCATTTTATTGGATATAGTAATTTTAGCAGAAAAGAAGAGATCCTAGCATATAGCCGATCGTCTTTAGTT